GAGCTCTCTTGCTATAATCAGATATTTCTTGGTCTAGTTGTTCATCTGTTACAGGCTCTTCTTTAGCTTCTGGCTCTGATTTTTGTGATTGTTGTTCAGGTTCTTCTGCTTCTGCTTCTTGCTCCTCAACAACTTCTACATTTAAATCTTCGGTCTGGTCTTCTTTATTTATTTCTGTTTTCACACCGAAAAATTTATCTTCGCTAGTCTGAGGTTCTATTTTGCCCTCAGCATCAGGTACAAATTCTGTTTGAATCGAAGTCTCTACACTTTGATTACTCATGCTCTTACTACTCCTGTTGGGTCTTCAACAACTGCTTCCACAGTGTCATCATTAATTAAACGAAACTCTTGCCCATATACTTTCATGCGAGTGCCTGAATAAGAACGAAATATAACCCAATCTCCTTTTTTACAATAAGGTCCATTAGGAAATTTTCCTTCATCTTTGTAAGCATCTGGTCCTAGTTCAATAACATAGCCACAGATATTACTTACTTCTTCATCTCTTAAAGTTTGAGAAGCTTTTAATATGCCACCTTTAGTTTTTTCTTCTGCATCTGGCATAGCGATAAGAAGCTTGTAACCCACTGGGTCAGGTAATTGTTTCTTAACATTATCTGCCACTTCTGGTTTATTGATAGCTTCTTTTTCTATTTTTACTTCACTCATACTTGCACAACTTATAGGAGTTGAGTTCCTTACATTCGATTATGTTGTTCTACCCAGTCCAACACTTCTCGTTCTGCGAGAGCTAAACCCTCGATAACTCCACATAGCTTTTTATATTCTGGTAAATCTTTACAACTACCAGTTGCTATATGGTCAGCATGTTCATTCATAATATCTCTCAAGCGTTTTTTTAAAAACTCAGAAAGAGAAACTTCTCTTGCTTGCTCAGTGATATCATTTGACATACTAATCGCTATCTTGAACTATTTCTTTAGTTGTGTCAATAATTGTTTTAACATCGTCTATTGTTTGCTTTTTGCTAGCATCTTCTTGTTTTTGCACTTCGCTAGCAAGTTGAATACCAAGTTTAGCAGCTTCTATATCAGATTCACTATCTGCTTTTTCTTTTTCTATTTGCAACTCTGCTGCTTTTAGATTTTGGTCAGCTTGTTGTTTTTGTGCAGCTAACTGGAATCTAGCTTGGTCACCCATAGACTTTCTTTGTACTTCTGCTTCTTTCGCAGCTATCTCTCTTTCTTTCATAATTAGTAGAGGGTCTTGCTGCTGTGCTATTTGTCTTTCCATTTCTGCATCTTGTATAGCTTTTTGTGTAACTCTTGATGCTGCTTCAGCTACAAGGTCAGATATCTTCTTCTCTATCTCACCTGGTATTGGTTCTCCCATAGGAGGTAGTTTAATACCCATTTCTGCTTCTACTTGTTTTCTAAACTTCATAGTTAAGTGGTCATTAACATAAGAAGATGCTGCTGCTAATATACTTTGTGCATTAGGTGATTGTTGTAGTAAAGCTTGTATCTCTGGATTATCTTGTGCTGCTGCTACAGTTCCAATGTGTGCATCGTGGTCTTGATGTTCATAAGCCTGTACAGGAACATTGTTAATTAAATTTTGTACCGCAGTAACTGGGTCAACTGGTGGCACTTCATCATCTTGTGGTATAACATCATCAACATTCTGTATGCCAAGAGTATCTAACATTTGTCTATGTAATTCTTTCATGTTATACATCTCTGGCGATGTTTGAGCTAATTGCATAGCTGCTTGATGCTGCATAATTCTTTGTGCCATGGTAGCTGCATTAGGGTCAGATACTGGCAACACATCTATTCTATTATCAAAGTCAGAAGATTTTATTTCTTCTTCTTCTCCTGTTTCATATGGATATGAAGGCTTACCAAAATCCTTTATAACATTTACAAGAATATCAAACTCTTTTTTCATAGAAGCATGTAGTCTTGCTTGTACAGCACTCATGACTTTCATGTTTCTTTCTAGTAGAGCAAGGGTTGTTCCAACTGGTGCTTGAGAGTTCATATCGCTAACCTTCATATCTGATATGCTGGCAAAGCGTCTGCCTTCTTCTACTATATTTTGTAATAACTGATACAGTGTTGGAGAAGGTTCTTTGTACGGAAGAAATGTAATGTTGTCTCGGATAGCACCACCTGGAACATCCACATCCCTAAATTCTCCAGGCATGATAGGAGTATCATCTCCTTTTATTTTTAATCCTCTAGACTTTAAACCACCTGGCAAATTAGATAGTGTTCCTGCATCCACTAACTGTCTTAGTAAACTAGTAGCTGATTTTGCTAAACCACCTATCATGTGTATTAGACCAAAACCATAAAAACCTAATCCTGGTAAATATTGATAATGAACAAAGTGTGACCTTCTCTTTTTTTGTTCATCATCTTCGTAGTAGTTTCTGCGTATGCTTAGTATTGTTCCGCTTGGATAATCTATAGTTACTACATAAGGCAACTGAATACCTGTAGGTTCACCATTAACTTCATCTTCAAAACCTTTCAAGTCTAAATTAACTTGCATCTCAAGAAGAGTATGTCTCTGGTCATAAGTATCAATGTCCATCTCACCTGTGAGTTCATTGTACTTTTCTGAAATATCTGAATAGCTATTAGGTGATTCAGATAATTCTACATCCCTATAAAATCCACTAACCTGTAACTTGCGAATATCATTTAAAGATTTACGCATAACATGTGTAGCTCTTTCACAAGTTTCTAAATCACTTGCACCATAATTAACTACCACATCTTCTGATGGTACAAAGATACCACTAGGTCTATCTAAGTTTGGGTCATAGTAAACTTTTCTAAAAGCTGAACCTGCCAATGGTAAAGAAAATAAAAGCTTCTCTGTTTCTGTTCTATACTCTGACATTTCATGAGTTAAAAGATAATTCATATAATCTTCTACTCTGCCTGCTTGTTTTTCTTTCTCGCTAGTAACTTTGCCTACTATCTTTGTTTTTACTGGACCAGACGCTGGGAATATTTCTGATATTGCCTGAGACTGAAATCTAATAACTGCTTCTGATAGCATAGGATGAAAGACACCACAAGCTCCATTCCAAGGTTGTGTGCGTTCTTCTATCTTTAAACCAAGTTGGTCTAAGCCTTTGGTATAAGTATCTTCCCACTCTTTACGAGAATCCTTATCCATGTTGTAAGCAGATATTAACTCAGAGCCAATTTTGTCTAGCTCTTGGTCATCTATGAAGTTTACAAGATTACTATTAAACTCTGATTCCATCTGTTCATCTTGTGGGTCAAAGTCTATCAGCATACCTCCATCTTCAGTTTCTATTGAAACTGCTTCTGGATTCTTAATAGAAACCTTTACTTCTTCTTCTTGTTCTTCTTGTTCTATTAGACCATCTACAGGTGTAGCTGGTGTAACTTTTTCTATAGCCAATTATGTCTCCTAGTAGTAATTTGCTTTTTTAGTGTAGTCTATATCTTCATCATCCTCGTCACTATGTAACGGAACGAAACCACCTTGTCTAAATCTTAATAAAGCTTGCGTGCTGCTATCAACTAAATCATCATGTTCAGCATTTGGAAAAGAAGCAAACTCTTCTATAACCTCTTCTGCCCATCTTGTTTGTGGTGCATACACAACTCCTGAAGAAAATAAATCAGCAACAGCATTAACTCTTGCTATCTTATCGTTACCTCGACTTGGTGTATATTCTTGAACAGGGATACCCATCTGTCTTAATTCAAAGATTAGTGGCATACCTGCAGCTTTCCCCTCTACAATAAACGCATCAGGTTTATAGCTTTTGTAACATTCAAATGCTCTTTGCTTTAATTCTGGAAACTCCAGTCTTGCTTTGTGAGCATCTAGTAAAATAATTTGTGGTGTTACTAATCCTGTTTCATCGGATTCTTTATAGAAAACACCCCAAGTAGTACAAGCAGAATAGTCTGCTCGTTGTGACTTTAAGAAAGCAGTATCCCAAGATTGAATAATAAACTCACATTCTGGTGGTTCTATTCCATCCCATTCCTTCCACCACTCTCTTTTTATAATAGCTCCCTCTTCTGCAGTAGGGTCTTGCTGATATTGTGCCATCCATTTAGAGGTTGGCAGTTCAGCTCTTAACGCTTCTAGTTCTTCTAACTTCCAGAACTCTGACCATAAAGGATTACCAGATGGCATTATAGCTGGCAACTCTATGACTTCCCACTCGTCTGCACCACCTCGCTTTATGCTAGCATCAACTAATTGTCCTGTTAAATCTTTATCATGCCATCTTGTCATGACCACAACGATAGAACCTTTAGGCTGTAAACGCTGTCGTGGACCAGATGTGTACCACTCATAAGTCTTATTAAAAACATTGATATCTGAAGAAGCTCCTTCTTGTTCACTGTGAGGGTCATCAATGATTAACAAATCAGCACCCTTACCAGTTACAGCACCGCCAACACCGATAGCAAAATACTCACCGCCTTTGTTGGTATTCCAACGACCAGCAGCTTTGCTATCAGCTTGCAAGCTTACATTCGGAAATATAGTTTTAAAGTCAGAACTATTGACTAAGTTTCTAACCTTACGACCAAACCCTACCGCTAGTTCTGCAGTATGGGCAGTCTGGATAATCTTCTTATCAGGATACTTACCAAGAAACCAAGCAGGTAATAGGTAAGATGCGAACTCTGACTTCGTATGTCTGGGA